AACAAACCGCACAAACTAAAAAAGAAGAGGAATAACAATGGCCATATACTTAAATAACAATGTAGGCGTTAAATTGGCTACTGCCGCTGCGCCTACAGTACCTTCAATAGATATTAGTTCTTATGTAACTAATGCAGTAATTAACCAAATTGTAGATGAGCTTGAAGTGACAACAATGTCCGATCTTAGCCATCGTTTTGCTCAAGGCCTACAATCTGCAACATTTTCTATTGACTTTCTAAATGACTGGGCAGCCTCTCAGGTAATGACAACACTAAATGCAGCATTTGGTCAAACCCTAGCAGTATCAGTAATTACCGTAAAAGGTACTGCAGTGTCAGCTACTAATCCAACTTACCAATTTTCAATCTTGGTAAACAACCTGACCCCAATCGGTCAAGGTGGCGTAGCCGAAATTGCATCATCTAGTCTGTCCTTTACAGTAAACTCAGTAGTAACAGTGTCAACATCGGTGGCATTCTAACTAAGGAGTAATAATGGCAAAGCTAAAGATTACAAGGGCTAATGGCGAAGTATCTGAACACAAGATAACACCAGGAGTCGAGTACGCTTTTGAAATTAGTAAAGGCATGGGCATATCCAAGGCGCTGAGAGAAACAGAAATGCAGTCCAATATCTACTGGCTCGCTTGGGAATGTCTACGCAGATCAGGAGCACAAGTACCTCTATGGGGTGCAGAGTTTATTGACAGCTTAGAAACTGTCGAGGTATTAGACGAAGAAAAAAAATAGTACAGCGTGATTCCATTCTCTATACAGTGGCTGCTATAAGTGTAGAGACTGGGATTGCGCCTAGTGAGTTTATTAACATGGACTCAGACATGCTGACAGCAATTGTGCAGGTGTTAAGCGATAGAGCAAAGGAGATCAGAAATGCCAGTAGAGGTCGTAGGCGTTAAAGATGTCCTTAAAGGTTTAGAGTTTATGGATGAAGATATGCGCCAGCGTATAAGAGTTGCTATAGATCCTTTAATGCGTGGCGTAGCAAATAAAGCAAAATCATTTGTGCCAGGTAATAGCGACGTCCTATCAGGCTGGAGTAAAGCGCCTAACCCAGAAATTAACTATCGGCCATTTCCTAAATATGATGCTAGCACTGTAAAAGCAGGTATCGGATATAACGCAGGCGAAAACAAAACATTTAGAAATGGGTTCAAAGTTAGCAATTACGTATATAACGTAAGCGCAGCTGGTCGCATATACGAGACTGCAGGTCGTAATAATCCACAAGGTCGTGCGCCATTTCAGCAAATAGATCCCAGCACACCTAACTCTCCAGTTGGTGCAGTGCAAGGATTTGAGGGAACTAAAAGAGCTAGAGAATATACATATAATAAATCTACAAGAGAATACGCATCTAATAATCCATTTGCAGGCTATCAGTTTGTAACCTCTATGCCTGGACTTACATCACAGCCAAAGATTGCAGGCGTACGTGGTGGTCGTGGCAAGAAAACTAAAGGCAGACTTATATTTAAGGCATGGGCTCAGGATAGTCAAGAAGTTTATGATGCAATTCTTAAAGCAATAAACTCTACAGCTATACAATTTAACAAAGCCACAGAGATTAAGAAATCAGCTTTACCTAAAGAGTTTTCATTTAGTGGGCCTGGTGTAAACATACGAGGGGTAGCAGCCTAATGGCCAATGTAGTCGTCTCCGCTATTGCTACCTTTAATGGCAAAGCACTTAAAAAAGGTCAGAAGGATATATCAGCCTTTGACAAATCAGTCAAAAAATTAGGCAGAACTTTTGCAGCTACTTTTGGTGCATACCAATTATTAAACTTTAGCAAAAAAGCAGTACAAGCATTTATGGCAGATGAGAAAGCCGCCAAGTCATTAGAGCAACAATTAAAAAATACTGGCTACCAATTTAGTGGTCCAGCCGTAGAAATGTATATTGCTGATCTGCAAAAAACTACAGGTGTGTTAGACGATCAATTACGACCAGCATTTCAGCAATTATTAACAGTAACAGGATCACTTACCACAAGCCAAGACGCATTAAACACCGCATTAAATGTGAGCGCAGCGACAGGTAAATCATTAAGCGAGGTTACTGCAGCCCTATCACGTGGCTATGCAGGTAATACCACTGGTCTAAGTAGATTAGGTGCTGGTCTAAATAAAGCATTACTAAAGACTGGCGACATGGATAAGATCATGGCCGAACTTAATAAAAAGTTTGCAGGTCAGTCAGCAGCTAGATTAACTACTTACGCTGGAAAGATGGATCTATTAACTGCAGCAGCCGCTAATGCACAAGAAATTATAGGTAAAAGTTTATTAGATGCTTTGAGCGCATTAGGTGATGATAATAGTATTGAAGGTTTAACAAAGAATATGGAAGATTTTGCCACAGCTGTAGCCGATATTATTAGGGGTATAGGAGTGTTGTCTGCTGCGATTCAAAAAATAACAAACCTGCCTGGCTTAAAACAATTATTAGAATTAGGTTACAATACAAGCGCTCTAGGATTATTGCAACGTCTAGGTAGAAATGATAGAGAAACAAACGACTCACAATTTAACACAGTAGGCCGACCATCCGTCGCGGAAATTGCAACCCAACTTAAATTACTGAAAGCCAAGAGAGACGAATTAGCATTACTAAACAAAAAGAACGCTATTGAGAATAAGAACGTAGAAGAATTAAAAAAGAAGTTTGATTTAGAGCGCATAGGATTAACCGCTGCATTAGCGAAAGCAACCGATGAAGAAACTAAGTTACGTTTACGGGCCCAACTAGCTATACTTGACAATAACGATGCTTTGGCTAAGAAGATATTGGCAGAAATGGAAGCAGCCGATGCATTAAGAAAACTTGCAGAGCAGGCAGCGGCAGCTGGTAAAAGTATTACAGAGTTTGCTTTAGTGCAGGTTAGATCTTTAATCAATAGAATCAATGCTCAGATAGAAAAAATTAACAAAGAGTTTGGTTTACCGTCAACAACAACATCCGTACCCTCACCTGCCACTTCATTACCTGCTAGTTACTTCCAAGATTTAGCAGTGTCATTAGTTGGCACTACTGGGTATAGCGGAATGAATGTTGCACAAATTGCCACAGAAAGAGCTAGAGAATCAGGCAATAGATCTGTAGATGTTAATCTAAGCGTTAGCAGTCCATCTGGTGACAGGTTTGCTCAACTCATGGCAGAAAGCATTCAGGTCGCTGGGCGCAGTGGTTATAACACAGCACCTAATGGCGGCTTACCATAATGGCAGCACCCGTAGTAAATGCAATAATTAACTTTAGCACTGGCCCTAGTTTTGCTCAGGCTATGATTATTGACCAAGGTATTTTAGGTACAAACGTATTAGCAGACTCAGCAGCTGTAATTGTAGATGTGTCTAATCGTATAAATCGTATTGAAACTAACCGAGGTCGTACTGCACTATCAGATCAATTTCAGACAGGCTCATTAAGTTTAACTATTATAGATCAGAACGGCGACTTTAACCCACAGAACGTAAGCGGCCCATATTACAATTTATTAACACCTATGAAGAAGGTGCAGATAACTGCAACCTACAACGGTGTCACCTATCCTGTGTTCTCAGGATTTATTACCAGCTTTGTAACTAGATACCCAGATGAATCATCTGCAGATTTAGCAACAACTACTATAGAAGCTGTAGATGCATTTAGATTAGCCCAGTTAGCACAGATCAGCACAGTTACAGGTGCTAGTGCTGGTGATTTATCAGGGACACGTGTTAATGAAATATTAGATACTATTTCATGGCCACAATCAATGCGTGATATAGATGCAGGTCTTACTACTATGCAAGCAGACCCAGGCACTAATCGGACAGCACTACAGGCTTTAACCACGGTTACTACCTCAGAATACGGTGCTTTATATATAAATGGCTATGGCAGTTTTACGTTCCAAGACCGATCTGTAACGGTTGGATCTATTGGTGCTACACCTACAGTCTTTGCAGATAATGGCACAGGCATAGTTTATTACGATGCTGCTTGGGTATTAAATGATGTGCTTATATTTAATAAAGCTACTATTACTAGATCTGGTGGAACAGCACAGGTAGCATTTAATCAGGCATCTATAGACAAATACTTCCTGCATAGTTACTTCCAAGACAACCTACTTATGCAGACTGATGCAGTAGCCCTAGATTATGCGCAGGCTTATGTGGCCAGTAGAGCTGAGACCACCATCCGATGTGATGCCATAGTCCTAGACTTATACACGCCTAACTATGATACAGGCGTAGTTGCAGCCCTAGACCTAGATTTCTTTGACCCTATAACCATTATTACTACCCAGCCAGGTGGATCTTTACTTGAAAAGACCCTACAGATTTTTGGTGTACGCATGAACATAACACCAAATAGTTGGAAAACAACCTTTACAACACTAGAACCTGTCATAGATGGGTTTATAATAGGCAACGTAGATTACGGTGTCTTAGGGCAAAACGTACTTTCTTATTAAGGAGCAATAATGGCAACAGGATTTCCAGCAGCAACAGGTGATGTACTTACCTCTGGCATGTTTAATGGTTTAACTTCATTTACAGTAGGTGCTGCTAACACTGACGATTATACAGCTGTACTATCAGATCAATATCAGGTATTAGAGTTAATGAATAAAGCAACGGCTGTAGCATTCAAGATTCCAACCGATGCATCTGTAGCATTCCCAGTTGGCACAGCATTAACTGTATTAAATATTGGTGCAGGTACTTGCACAATTAGCGCAGTAACATCAGGCACTACCACAGTATTAAGTGGTGGCGCAGTAGCTGCATCTCCAACGCTAGCCCAATATAAGAGTGCAGTATGTCTCAAAACAGCTGCTAACACATGGTATGTAGTTGGGGCTATTGCATAATGATAGGTAATATTGTTGCAGGTATATTTTCAGTACCAGCACCACCAGCTTTAATTGTTGATTATTTAGTCGTTGCAGGTGGCGCAGGTGGCGGTGGTCAAATTGGTGGTGGCGGCGGTGCGGGTGGTTTGCGTTCTACTGTAACCGCTACAGGCGGTGGTGGAAGTTTAGAAACTGCTTTAATTTTGTCTGCAGCAACTAATTACACAGTTACGGTAGGAGCAGGTGGCGGTGGTGGTAATTCATCTTCTAGAGGTGGTAGTGGTAGTAATTCAGTATTTTCTACCATAACTTCAACTGGTGGCGGTGGTGGTGGCGGCGGTGCAACAAACACTAGTGGTGCAACAGGTGGAAGTGGTGGTGGTGGCGGTAATAATAATGGAAGCGGTGGTGCTGCTGGCACAGGTACAGCTAATCAAGGTTTTGATGGTGGAGCAACTGGCGGAGGTTTCCCAGGTAGCGGTGGAGGATCTGGCGCACTAGGTGTTAATGGAGTAAGTCTTAACTTTACTGGAAGAAATGGCGGCACAGGTGTTGCAGTATCTATTAGTGGTTCATCAGTTACTTATGCAGGCGGTGGTGGTTCAGGTTCTAGAAATGATTCAGGTTCAATAGGTGAATTCCCTGGTGGCACAGGCGGTGCAGGTGGTGGCGGTGATGGTAGTTCTTCAGGTAATAATGGAGTAGCTGCAACCGTTAATACTGGTGGCGGTGGTGGCGGTGGTGGCTACACAGATACTAGTGGTTCAAGTTCTGGTGCGAGTGGTGGATCTGGAATTGTAATTCTTAGGTATCCAACAACATACACAATAACTATAGGTGGCGGTTTAACTGGATCAACAACTACTACTGGTGGTAAAAATGTTACAACTATTACAGCTGGCACTGGAAATGTGAGTTGGTCATAATGGCACATTACGCATTTTTAGATGAAAAAAATGTTGTTACAGAAGTTATAACAGGTATTGACGAAACACAAACTATTGAAGGTTTAGATACCGAAACTTGGTATGCAAACTTTAGAGGTCAGGCCTGCAAACGTACTTCATACAACAACAATATTAGATATAACTATGCATGTATTGGTTATACATACGATGCAGTTAGAGATGCATTCATAGCACCAGAGCCAGTTAATGCTATTGGCTTTGATGAAGATATATGTCAGTGGATAGTACCTGAGCCTGAGTTATGAAGCCATGGCTATGCGCAGCTGGTACACAGTTAAGAGAACAGATTGATACCTGGTACCCAGATCGTCGCTCTACCAGTGATGGGTGGGTGGGTGATGCTCGTCATTCCGCCACAAAATCGGATCATAATCCAGATGCAACTGGGTGTGTACGAGCCATTGATGTTGATTCTCGCTTGGATTCATCCGAA